GGTAATTTTTCCGTTCTCAAATGCCTGAAGTGTAAGTTCATCAAGCCAGCATGACATAAGCTGTACTCTTTCTGTACCGCCGTTATCGGGGTCCTCCAATTTTGATATAAGCGACAATCGCTCGTCAATACCCGCTGAAAGTTTCTCCGCATACGTTTTGCCTCTTGAATAAATCTTTTTTATTTTCGCTGTCCAAGTACCGGACACACCCATCAGTTTACTGTCGTCCCACATTTGCCCCGAAAAGTTTATCGTTTCACGGTTTGTTTTGATTTTTGCTTCAAATGAAGTTATTTCATAACAAATACTGTTGTTCCACCAAAAATAGCCGTGCGTACCGCTGATTACTTTTCCGACAGCGGGAAGCTTTCTTTCTCCTGCCATTGTTTACTGCCTCCCTTACTCCATATTTATAGAAAATTTCAAATCCTCTATTGCATCACAGAATGTTATATCCGCCGTTACAAAAACATAACTGCCCGTCTTTGCCTTACGAATCTGTTCATCACTGTACTCGGATATATCATATTTTTGTACAAGCCAGTCACGCTGTGCATTAACATCTATATCCGCTGTATTTTCCGCATCGCCGTACAGTACGCCTTCTCTTACAAGTCCGTCAAAATACTGATTTATCGCAGCTACAAACATAACCTTATTGTCATAGCTGTTATTAATTCCGATATAGTTATTCTCAAATGCAGAACGAATATCGTCACGCATTAAGTCCATACCCTCAATAATTTTGATTTTCTTCATATCTTCGGTCTTATCACCGCTTAAGATATGCAGTGAATTTACACCTCGTGCGACTTTTACTTTTTCACCGTCATTGATTAATATAAACTTGCCTTCGTCTATATCTTCATCGGGAGTAAGACTCTCCGTTATAGAGTCAATTTCCGAAAGAACTTGATATGTTGCACTCTCCGTCATTGACAGTCCTGCAAGCAAGCCTGCAATTCTTGCACAATATTCATATGCCGAATATGTCTTTGCTCCGACTTTTATACCGCTCGTGGAAAAGTTAACAATGCCCTCATTATTTGCCGCAGAACAAGGCAAAACCGCTTTGAACATCTTTTTTGCCGCTCTCTGTGCAATAATCCAATTCTGCAGTTCTTCCGTCAAATCTTTATGTGGTTCCAACCCCGGAAACGTCAGCCAGTTCCACGACTTGTTTCTAATGCGTGCCAAGGCGGCGTTATATGACTTTTTGAAGTCCTCGCCTGTTTCCGCTCTTTCCACAAGCACTCGTTTCGGTTTGCCGAGAAATATTTTATTCAAGTAGTCAAGATTTGTCGCTGTCCAGTCGGATTTGACAATATCGGCTTCATAGTTATATGTATAACTTAAATTTTCATCTCCGACTTTGGTTGAATCTTCAAGAATAACCGCTACAATTCCGTTCTGACTTCGTGTTACCGCAGTCTGTGCCTTCGTCTTAAATTCAATTAAAATTTCAGGTAACCCCATTTTTATCCCCCCGTATCACAAGTTCATTCATTTCATCATACTTTTCTGTTTTATCCACAGCCTGAATGAAATTTATATCAAAATACACATACATTGCACCCTTTTCAATTTCAAAATTCATTTCATGAATAGTCAGATGTCTGTCCATAATATCGAAAGTCGGGTACAAAAAAAGCTCTTTAATCCTGCTGTAAGCACCTATACAGTCCTCCACAGTTTCAAGAGCCGATATATATTTTAATTCTACCGAAACAGTAAGTTCCTCAAGTGCACCGCCACAGCACTGAGGCTGTACATCTGAAGGATACGCAGAAACAAACACTGCCGGTTTAAAAAATCCCTCATCTACTTCTGAGGCAACCACGTTAAATCCGGCATTCGCAAGGATTTCCGCAGTTCGTGTCTGTATATCTTTTTCTGTAATCATCTGTCCTCCTACATTTGTATATCTTTTGTTATCTTATCAAGCAGTTTTTCTGCACCCGAGTTGAATTTTGCCTGTGCCTCCGACATTGATTTTTCAAGCATAAAATCACCTTGTACATATCCGCCGGATTTAATGCCTCTTGCAGAACGCTGTACACGATTAAGTTTTCTGCCTCTTTCCCGAGTTCTGCCGCCGCTTACAATCTTGTGACCGAGTTCTATAAGATGTGCATGAGGTGCTGTTGACTGAACTCTCACTACTCTCACTTTACCGTCCTTATACAGTTTTACTTTTTTCGTTCTCCATGAGTTTAGGAGTTTCTTTGTCCTTACCGGTGTAAGTGATTTTGTTCTCTTATTTACGGCACGTCCTTCTGCCATAAGGAATGCGTCTGCCTGACTCGGATAATTCTTCTCGCATTGCTTCATAGCTTTTTCAAGTTCGTCAAATCCGAATACATCAATATTCCTTGCCATTTCGGTCTTTCTCCTTTGCAACAATCTGCAATTCCGTATTGTTTTCGCCTATGTTAAGAACAGAAACAATATCAAGAACCTTTAGCCCGAACATAATTTTCATATCCTCGGTTATATTCGGAAAATACCTTGTTGTAATTTTGTATGTGGTTTCTGCACGCAGTTTTTGTGACTCCTCATACTCACGTCCCGACATCGGAGAAACATTTGCCCATACGGCATACTCATTCAAAGAAAGTTGATGTGAATACAGCTGTCCGCCGCCTGCCGATTTCCATACTGCGTTGCCTTTGTTATCTGTCAGCACATACACAGAAGTTTCAGCGGCATTAATGTCACTGCTTAATTTAGGTTTGAACGGAATCCACACAGGCACATTTTCATTCATTGAATTTAATCTTTTATCAAGTGGTTTCAAAAATATAACCCGATGACGCAGTTTTGAAAAGTCCATTAAAATGCCGCCTTTCTGTATGGTCTCAGCAATGTATAAAATATACTCGGCACGCCGTTTTTAGTTCCGTCACGCTGTTCAAAGAAATATCCTATACACACAAGCATAGCTTGTTTATAGCTTTCCGGCAGTTTGTCAGGCATTGCAAGACGTGTATAATTTTCGCACATTTCTTCTGCTAAGAGAATGAGTATTCGGAGATAGTCGTCCTCTGCGTCGGAATCCAAATGCAGATACTGTTTAACCTCTTCAATCGTCAGCATTTTCTTCTTCCTCCGTTTTAGACTGCACTGTTTTAGATTTAGTGTCCCTTCTTGTTGTTTTTGTGTCCCTTACTTCTTCCGCAAATCCGCACTGAACCAAATCTTCGCCTATTTTCTTTTCAACATCAACAGTCTGACCTTCAGAAAAACTGAAAGTCAAACCCGAGCATGAAGTTGTTATCTTTATTTTCATTTTACCCTCCTATTATTTCATCTGAACAGTCTTAACCGATTCAGGCAATATCAGCTTTCCGTCTAATCTTTGGAATACACGGAAACCGACTTGTCCGTTCTTTGCAAAAAGTTCATTCAATCTTTGGAACGAACGTCCCTGTCTGTCAGCCACCCAATAATATGATAAATCACCAAACAGCAATATCTTATTGCCGGACTCTATCTCAGGCATATATGCAGAAGTATGTATCGGACGGTTAAGAATTGTATCCGGCTGTCCCGCCTGCAGACCCGGTTGCCATAAATACTGACCGTTACTGTCTTTAAGTTTTCTTATAGCCTTTATTGTACTGTCGCTTGACATAAATACGGCATTCTTTCGATACGGTGTTCTAAGACTGTGATATAGGTCAATTATTTCATCTGTCGTAATTGCATTTGACGCAGCAGACGTAACCCCTACTTCAGCCGTATTTAACACACC